GAGTTATAAGCACTTACATAGATATCTAAGTGTTTTGGATATGTAGGTGCCTTTGATTGAATGGCTGGTATATTAGAATATGGACCCCACTCTGCCATCCATTTAGTGAGTGAGGTTAGGACTTTTTTTTGTTGTCTGCTACTTTTTTAATTTCAGTTGCTATCTTTAAAGATTCAGCATCTATAAAGTTTCTGAATTGTTCATAGTTGGTCAACATCTCTTTGGCTTTGTCTTGATTATAGCCACAGGTCTGTCCTCTGTCTTCAACATTTTCCCAATCTAATAAGATAGTGTGGGCTTTGATTTCAGATTCAATATCTACCACTTGTTTTGCTGTGAGTTTGTCTAAACCTCCACCTTGAAGTTCATTCATTTTAAACATTTCAAGAGTTTTGTTTTTGAAGGCTATGTTGTTTGCTGGAGCGATGAAGAATTTTGCACCTTGGTGCTCCACCCATTGTGCATTTGCTTTTGGATCCGTAGATCCATATTGTTTTGTAAAATCCATACTTCTATACCTCGTTTGTTAGACAAGTATTTATATGGGATTATTATGATTGATTTTTAATTAGAGCTACTGTGAAATCGTCTGAACCAACCGTTGTCTTAACAGCCTGGAATTCAAGTTCCATTAACACATCTTCATCATTACCACCTGCTAAAACTTGAGCTGATGTTATGATAACTTCTGGCATATAGAATCTGTAAGTGTTTCCTGAATCACCTATTTGCACACACATACCAAATCTTGTTGTGTTGATGTAATTGTTGAATAATGTTTGTGAGTCACTGTGGTTAGCATACACAGTCAACGAACCTGTTGCTGTAAATCTACCTGCACCAATTCCTGCCAAATCAGTTGAACCAATTTGTGTCTGTGCTCTTAGACCATTATCAAAATTTAATGAGAAAGCAGTTGGAACCACATTAGTCAATTCTGCATAATCACCATTTGTTAAAGTTGCCGCACCAGTGTTGAATTTGATGTTTGTGTCTTGATGCACCGTTGAAAATGGTTGTGTAGTTGTTGTTAATGTAGAAGTTAGTGTTGCACTACCTGACATAGCATTAATTTTAGCACCTACGAATCCAACTGTGCCTGTCACGAATGAACCTGACTCTGCTGTTAGTTCTAAAGTGTTTGGAACCATACCTTGGTATAGTTGGAAGAAGTTTGTTGATCCATCTGTTGTTTTCTTTTCAATTGCATAACTTGTTTGAGTCGTGCCATTGAAGTATGTAGTGTTGTCTGTGGCATTGTCTACATCATTTGCACCTGAACCAGTTGCTTGTAATACTGATGTTATCAATGCATCAATTGGACCATCTGGTGAGAATTCAAATTCAATGTCACCTTCTGCTTGTGATGATACTTTGTTTAAATCAGAAACATTTCTAGATGAATCAATCTCTTCAGAAGCTATTGTTGAAATAGCTGGAACTATACTTTCAGCTGTCACTCTAAGACTTGCTGTTGTATCTGTTCCTGAACCTGCTAGACTTGATTCTTTACGAATTGCTATTGTTGTTAAACTTGCACTTGGTATTCCCATTGTTTTGTTCTCCTACTATTATTTATGCTTGATGCCTGAAATACGGAATGTCTAAATTGACCTGATAGAAGTTATCTGTGTCCTGTCCACCCGCTTGTTCACCAACCACTGTCATACTACAAGCTCTTGTTGTAATATCACTGAAATTTACTATATGATATATTGTTCTAATTGATTCTGCTAATACTCTAGCTCTCTGTGTTCCTGTGCCCGTTTTAACAAATACTTGGACACTTATAATTCCTTCTTGTCTTGAGAATTTTGAGCCTAATTCTGCTTGAGTATTATCATTGGTTAAAATTGTTAAGCTCACCCACTCGTCTAATGCTTCAGGTGTGTTTACGATATTACCAGCATTGTCAACCAATCCAAGAACATTATCAAATTGAATATATGTTCCAGATAGGTTGTCAACTAATCGCTGTTCAATGCTGGCTCTCTCTGCTTGAAAGGTCATCTATTTCACTGCCTTTCTGACGATAGAGTCTGCTCTAGTTCTTAGACTTTGAACAGTCTGAGCCGCCATCTTTCTTGGTCTAATTTTTGAGGATCCGTTTTCCACGAACCCTGCATATGGTGTATCATTGTTTATTTCTGATACACGACCAAACTTTGCATTTCTTGAATTCCAAGCACCTTGTAATTTACCTGTTCTTACAGGTGTTTTAGATTTCACTGTTTGTGATCCTTCAGTTGTAAAACCTTCTTGCACTTGATTCATTATTTGATCAATTCTTTTTAATGCTTGTGGTATTGTCAAAGCCATATTATCTTTCCCTTATATGTAATTTATATAAAGCTGTCACAGGATCTCTTTCAACTTTAGTCACTTCATAATCTGCATCTTCAAAATTTACTCTGTCTTGTGGCTTTGGTGTTAATGATAAATCTTTTCCAGGAATTAACATTTGTCTATCTGTTGATTGAGCCAAACCTGCATTTATGTTTTCTTGTTCAAATTTTGTAATCAATGCTGTCAATGTTGTTGAACTTGTTGTTTCAGTTGTTGTGCCTGTTGTAGCATTATATCCACCTGATGAAACTTGAGTGTATGTCACTGAAATAGGTATATCACCTAAGGCACTAAAAGCACTATTTGTTGCTGATTGTATAGCAGACCTTAATCCCATTGGACTAACTCCTTACTAATCTATTTTGACCTATGCCGCCTGATCCTGCATTTAATGATGGAATGTAATCTCCATATTTTCTTAAAATTGAATAAACACTTGATCTGATAACACCTTTTGATAATCTTGAACTTTGATCCATTGTCAAACTGATACCTTGAACCATTAATTGTTTGAATCCAGCAGTATCATCATCAGCAGTTGTGTCTTCTGCTGAAAGTAATCTTGCAAATTCTGATGTTGCATCTTTTACAAATTGTGGTATTGTGTCTTCTGCTAAATTTTCAAATTGACCATAAGCATATTTTCCATCTTTCACAACACCTGATCTTGGCCAATGTAATGCTTGATTTGAATTTCTTTTATAACCTAAAAATACGAAATGTTCATCAATCAGTCTTGTTGCCATAACAAGAAGTCTTTCTTTCTTGCCATCGTGTAATGCTGACCAAACTTGATCTGCTTCTTCTCTGATTGAATCGTGATAGGTATTTGCCTCTGAAACAGTGGCATATGAGTTTGAATTTGTTGCACCTGCAGTTGTAATTAATGTTAAAGCCATATAATGTGATCCTCACTTGTATTTAGTGATTATAGAGAAAACAAGGGCCATAAAGGCCCTTGTTTAATAGTGTATCTACAATGTAAAATTATAGACCTGTGTTGACTGCTGTGTCTACAGTCATTCTTGCTAAACCTTCACTGTTCATAACAGCGATTGCAGAATGCTGAGCAACTCTTGTCACTCTACCTAAGTATTTTTCAGATTCACCTAAATCAACAACTTCTAAACCAGCTGGAGTTCCCTCTGGATAGATCATTGTGATACCAGTGTTTCCACCCTGTTCAAAACAACCAGCATAGATATCGTGCTGTGATGTGCTGTGAACTGGTAAGTGGTCATTTCTGAAGATTGGAACACCTTGATACGAAAGAATGTTTCTGTTCGTAATTGGTGAAGTCACGTAATTGTAACCTGCACCTAAGGCTCTCATTCTTGCTGTGAACTTGTTCAACATAGTTCCATTCATCATAATGAAATCTGGATCTGCCGCTGTAAGAGAGTTTAAAAGCTCGTCTAAAGCATCAGCGATATTTGGTGTTGCACCACCTGATAGGTAAAGTTCGTTCTTACCATCTAGGCCGCCGCCAGTTGCATAAAAGTCATTGAAACCAGTGAAACCTGAAGCATCACCACCAACTGTGCCTAATACAACTTGTTTGTAGATTTTTCTTGCGATGTCTCTTGCTTTCGCTTGAACAGCCACTGCCATTAAATCTACACCATTTGCTGTTGCACCTGCATTAGATACCGTTCCAATATTTGCCAAACCAGCTATTGATTTGATATTGTAGTTTCTAACAGTTGATGTTAATTGATTGATTGGGTTTCCTGTGTCTAAATCAGCACCGTCTGCCACGAAAGCAGTCAAGTTCTGATCTGTGTTTTCATTTACACCTATTGATGAACCTTTAATTGCTGTAAAAGGAACAAATTCATAGAATGTTTGTGCTTCTTGAATTGCATCCGCTATTCCTGGGTATATAGGATTACGGAAAAATTCATTAGAAACAACATCATTAAGTGATTGTGTTAAGTAAGCCATAATTATTTTCCTCCTTATTATGTCTTGTAGTTAATAAACATAACAGATCGTCTGTCCTATAATATCACGGATATTATGTTGATATTTAGTTCTTTCTTTTCAAACCTTGGTTTATCATTTGAAGGCTTGTTAATTTTTTCCCTGGTTGTTGTACAGGAGTCTTTTGTCCTCTTGCTCCAGCACCAGTTGATTCTTCAAACAAATGTCCTGCCGTCTTTTGTAATTTGTTGACCCATTGTTCAATTGTCAAAGGCTCACCTTGTGAGTTATAAATGATCTCACCATTTGAATCTTTGGCAACAGCTTTACCATCTTCTAAAACAAAGGCAGTCTTTGCTCTTAAAAGAACATCTTCCATAGCTGTTGATCTTACATTGTACTTGGTTGCATTTGATTGAACTTCATTATCAATCAAGACAGTTGATAATTTTTGATTTGTTGTTGTGTATTGATTGTTCAACTCTTCTAACTTCTTCTCATAGTCTGCTTTCATTTCA